AAGACCAGCAAGAGACCTTATCGGTCCCGCAAAGGTTGTTTTTGCCATAATTTCCTCCGTTGGAAATAAGTCCTATCGTCTTGGCTTGTCTGCTAGGTCAGTCTATAGGACAAGTTTTACCTAGATGCTCCCATTCTATATCATTAAATTTAAAAAAGAAAGAGAGCCGAAGCTCTCTTTCCTTGTAATACTGAGTAAGAAAGTCTGCTTATATTATAAGCAGTGTATTACGTCTTCCATTTCCATTTAGCTTATGCTCCGGGACTGCCAAAGACAGTTCGAGGGTCAGACCACCCGAACGAATATCTTTCGCGAGCCTTGTAGCGTACGTTACCAGTATCAAAATCCGCTTCCATCGAAGTTTTGATTGCTGCACGGTTAAACATTTTAAAACCGTTAGGACAATCTGTCTTGATGAACCACGCATCTGTATCAGTAAGATAATGATTAACAGTATAGCCTTCGGGAATCATTCCCATATTTCTAATAGCGTTAATGTCATTATCTGCCGTTGCTACCCGCCCGGGAGTTTCCAATAAACGATCAGCGGTAAATTGAAGCTCTTTAGGAAGAATTAACTTCATTCCTTGCAAAGCAACTTTTAAACCGCGTTCGTCAGTGAATGCTGCAATATCGATCAATGCTTGTTCTAATGAAGTTTCATTCAGATCGGCTGCTGTTGAAAGCTCATTACGCAAATTAGCTCCACCCACAGTTGGATGGTCTGTTGCGCAAAGTTCTTTCGTGTCGCCGCCCGGATAACTACTATTAAAAGCATTATTCAATACCGCTGCACCTTTGACTTGCTTGGTGTTCGACATACTTCTGGCAAGCGCTCGAGTGTATCTTGCTGACAATTTGTCATAAAGATTATCCTCGATAGCTTCTTCCGTAATGCTGAAAGCCAAAGCAATCGTTTCGTGGGTATACCTTGATGTAAACGCTTCTTGCGCTTGATCAAAGGCTACTCCCGCTCCTTCTGATTTAACGGGGGCTGTGTCAAAACCGGTGAGCATGACCTCTTCTTCAAAAGCCCGGTCACTAGATTCAGTATCGAATATTTGTTCGTGTTCCTGATCATAGCGTCCGTACTCCAGTCCGAAAAGAGCATTTAAGCCTGGAAGCAACTCTTTTACAAGTTGCGCTCTACTTATAGCCATTATTTACTCCTAAGTTCCTGCTACAGCACCTCGCATATAATGCTCATTAATCAGAACGACTAAATTTGCATTATTTGCTGTGAGGTCTCCGTTAGAATCGTCTTGGACCACACCAACAATCTTAAGCTGTAAAGCTGCTGTCGTGTTGATGCTGCTAGAGTCAAGCTCTCTTGTTGCAACGCCCGTTGTCGTACTACCACCAATGCCGTCTGTATCAGCATTTCTGCCCATACAGGTTATAGCTGAAGCACCGTCTGCTTGTACTACAAACAGTTGGTTAGGGTCGTCATAGATATATACTTCTATGTCGCCACTTCCGAGTGCTGTCGTGCTGGCTGGGTAATAGTTCTTAAAGGTGGGAGTTCCGTCAGAAGCAACATAGTAACAGTGTGAAAACACACCAACAATATTAGCAGAACTAGCTCCTGCTGTGTTGATATATCCACTTGCGAATATAACAATATCACCTTGATAGATGCTTGTGCCATATCCCGAGGGATTAATTAAATACTTATTTGCTTGCTGAACCGGCCATCCGGCACCTTTATATGGACGAAGCCCAAAGGCTTTATCTACATTGGCCATTTATTTCCTCCGAAATAAAGATGAACGATTACTATTCGGTACCTAAAAAACTTACTTTTCGTCAGCTTTTCTAGTACCACCCATTGTTACACGCGTTTGTCGGTTCGGTTTATGTACCGACATGGAAGGATGAGTGCCGTCCCTGAACAAATCATTGTCAACTGCGTCCATTTGACCTTCGGTCCGAATCTTAAAATGATCCTCGCGCTCTTTGACAGTTTCTTCAGGAATACGGGCTAATATCAGCCCTCCTACCCCAATGCAACCTGCGTGTTTGCCGTCTTCAACGACAGGGGACTCGAATTCCGGATATTCATCTGCTCTCACAGGCTCATATCCTTCGCGGATCTTCGCTGACATATTTTTAGTGTCAGGTTGTCCGCGGACTTCGTGCCGAATCCATCGATGATGATAGCCTTCAGGTGGCTCGGGTGCATCCAATGCGGATGGAGGAGCCCAAGGTTTACGCCGTGTTTCTTTTTCACGACCCTCGGTCTCGCGTGAAGCTCGAGTTGTGTTTTTTACGTTTTTCGTGGTTTTATCCATGTGTTACTCCTTCACGTATTTTGCGTACTCTTCTAGTGGCACACCAAGTTTATTAGCTATAGCGACCTGTGATGGTGTGAGTCTCACAGTCTTGCCGCGCCCTGTTTTCGAACTGCGTATAGCAGATGCGACCGTCTGAGCGGGACGAGTTTCCGGTTCAGAAGAAGCCCCATTAAACTTATGTGGGAATTCTTCTCTCATTCTTTTATCAACTTCATTGTAGTATTGATCAGAAGAAGGATCAAATCCTTCTTCTTCGGTCAGCTGACGATGGACCACAAAACTGGTCATGGTCATGGCTGTATCCTCACCAAACCATGAATTTTTTCTTGCCCATGCTTCCGCTTTAGGATCTGGTGGAGGAGGGGCTGCGCTTGGTTGATTAAAATCAGTTGTGTTTATTGTTTTATTGGCCAAACTTTGTCGAACTTTTCTTTGGTCATTGAGTTTCTTTAGGTTTTGTGCTTCAACTGCGAGACGCGCCAGTTTTTGCTGTGCTTCAACCTGCTTGTCCACGTCATCATTTTCAGTAGCTTGTTTTAAAGCAGCCTTGGCTGCTTGAGTTTCGGTCGTGATTCGATTGGCAAATTCAATAATATAATTGCCGTCCAAAGCCGTGTTCCGATTTTTAAGGGTTGAATTTTCCTTTTGCACATTTTGTGCATAATCCGTTGCTGCTTGTTCCCGGCGCTCGGCTTCCCGCAATCTTCCTGTCAGCTTGTTTATTCGCTGCTGCACATTTTTACTGTAATCTTCGAGTTCTTTTTTAGGTTCCTCTACTTCTTCTACCTTGATTTTTTCAGTAGTTTCTTGGGGCGGTGTTTCGGGCGGTGTTTCGGGTGCTACTTCGGTGAGTACTGCGCCTTTTTCTGGGAGTTCAACATCAACGGCTGGGCCGGTAACGTCCAAATCAACCATTTTCTCTTCATTGGTTGCGGTTAGTTCTTGTCTGGGCATGGGTCTATCCTCATGTTTTAATAATTATGCAGAATTGCTTCTGGATCAGATATTTTCGCAATAATTTCATCATCATTCAATATCTTAACTTCTCCTCCTTCGATTTCAAATCGGGAACCTGCGTATCTCCCGAATAAAACCCAGTCCCCGGATTCACACCAAGGACCTGTTGGAAACTTGTTCTCATCATGGTATGCGAGCGGTCCGGTCTTTAACACATAACCGAGAACCGTGGCTATTTGTTGACGCTCTACTGTTTTTTCAGTGAGGTAAATTCCTCCTTCCGTGCGCCCTTTTCCGCGATAAGGAAGAATAAGGATGCGCCAACCTGTTGGATCGGGCAACTGTTCCAAGAGCTCAGAAGAAATTTTTTCCGGATTTAATTTTTGACCATCAGTTTTCTTTTTACTGACGTTTTCATAGGCTTTTTGAAAAGAGGTTTTTCCCTTCTCTTCCTGTTCCCATTTTTGTTCAAGGGCACTTGTGGAGTTACTCATATTTCTCCCCTACCTTGTCCAATAACTCGGTAATTTCCGATTTAACATAGGTCAATGCCTCTGTTTGACCGGTCAAATTGCGATAATGTTCCCAATCCTTGACTTCTCCACTAAGCATCATCGTTTGTATTCGTTTTTCTTTTTCCTCAATTATTTTAAGGGTTTTATAAGCAAAATCTATAGTATCGATTATTCTCTCCGTTTAACTAAACAAGTCCTCATCATATTCTGTTGAAATATCAAAATTATAGTCGCCCGGATTTCCCAAATCTAGTCCGGCTAAACCGCTTTCAGCCCCGGTTGTGGTGCCTCCAGCAAAAGGCGTTGTTCCGTACCATGGATTAAACATCAAGGCGGAAGGGTCCACGTCTCCATAAGGGCTTGTTGGAAAATTTCCCGGAGTATAAGGGTTAGTAAAATCTATTGATGGTGTCCCGGTTCCTGCGCCACCCCCTGTAGCAGTCAACGCTGCCTGAATGGCTTGATTAATTGACCCACCTTCTCCCAAAGATCCTTGAAGAGCAGCATCAATCATTCCCTGTACTCCTGTGTCACCCATGTATCCGGATTCTCCAAGCATTGCCTGAACATCTTCCGTTGACAAGCCTGCGGGCATTCCAGATATTGCTGCATCAATCATTTGTTGTACGGCATCGGAAGTAAGGGCGTCTCCTCCGGTAGTTGTTCCTATTCCCGCTACGGCATCAGCAATCATTGTTGCAATATCATCTGCACTCAGCAATCCGCTATCGCCAAGATAGTCGCTGATCATGGTTTGAATGGCTTCTGGAGACATTCCATCTGCCAGAGCCTGTGCAATCATTGCTTCTATTTCCTGGATAGTAGGAACACCTTCTTGCGCCGTGGCGATTGCTTGCAAGATTTGATCGTCCGTCATTTGATCGCCATATTGTTCCTTGATCAAAGCAGCAATTTGCTCCGGAGACATTCCGTCGGTCAAAGCCTGTGCAATCAATGCATTGACTTCTTCCATCAAAGACGTGTATTGTCCTTCTTGGGCATCCGCAATTGCTTGCAGGATTTGATCATCCGTCATTTGCTCGCCATATTCTGTTTGTATTAATGCAAGAATCTCTTCTTCACTCATTCCCTGTGCTAGGCTATCTGCGATCAGTTTATTGACTTGATCCATCAAAGATGTGTATTGGGTTTCTTGAGCTTCAGCGATTGCCGCCATAATTTCATCGTCACTCATCGTTTCGCCGAATTGTTCCTGGACCAATGTAAAAATATCTTCTGCGCTT